TACATAGGCCAGGAGTTCCATTAGTGCCCAGTAAAACAGTATGTATCTCAGTTAAAATATCGTGGTCGGTTTTTTCGGGCATGATGCACCTCCTTTAGGTTAATGCCATGATTTCGCTGATAGTAGAAGATATAGCACTTATCTCTTTAAGAGTAATTAAATGCCCTACCTTATCTATATCAAGGTTAGGTTGTTCCTCTTTTAAGAGCGCAAAAATTAGACTTCTCAGAGTGGACATGGTTTCGGTTTCTAGTTTGATTCCTAGCTTTCCAATCCCGAAGCCCATAGACTTTTCGATATTAGCCAAAGTTGTTAGGTCTATCGGAGGGAGTTTATATTCTTTGCCATCGGATAATTTTAGAACTTTTGGTTTAGCTTCTTCTAATATGTTTACTTCCATTATTACTCCTTAGTTTACTTTAGTCTAATTGGATTGAATAAAGTGTTTCTTGTTTTACTATTGACAATATATTTAATATGTGTTATTATTTAAGTGGAGGTGAGTTATGACAAAAACATTAGGCTATATTTTAATTAGTATTCCATATCTGTGCGTATTATTTATAGGGCTTATCATCCCCTCTATTGAATGGTGGATAGGATTTTTAGCTTTTGGGCTAGCAATTATTGTTGTTAGTTTGATAGTCGTTGGCGTTAAGTTGATTAATTAAACATTTTGCAACAGTTGCAATATCTATTTACTCGGTAAAATAATCCCTTTCTGTTTAGCTAGTATTTCTACATTAGAGTCTGGTCGTTTACCATCTCTTGTGGGCATATCACCATCTAGAAAATCTTTTGCTGTTAGTGCTTTATGCCCTGCTTTACGAGGTATGGTATTATATATTGCTGCTAGAATTGAAGCTATTGAATGTGCCTTACGGTATTCGTCTACACTCTCTTGATAGTAAACCTCTTTAACTATCGCCTGTAATTGGTCTGGTTTTAGTTTGCCTATCTCGGTTCTGGTTAAAGAGGTCTTTCTAAGCAAATAAACAATAGCCTCAGTGTTCATTATCGCCTACCCACTGCACATTTATAGGCGCATACAATCTCTTGTCTAAAGTTGTTAAATCAGGGAAGTCTATTTTAACCTTGCCTGCATCTATTGTTACTAACTGATTACTATTTTCCGTGAAGAACTCAGCATCAAACTCATTACTTTTAACGGGCGCTAGCAACCAATAGGAAAGAGCGGTAATCTTTTTAGTAGGTTTGTATTCTTTCATTCCGTCAACAGTGGTATATTGGAGGATTACACGAATCTCATTGTCGTATAGCCCCCCAACTTGTTTACCGTTTTGTTTTAAGGTTGCTATTTGAGATTGTATGTCTAACATTTTTACGTTGAGCTTGTCATTAAAGCATTAGTATATTGGTTGCCATAAAATTTCTTATCTACCTTCATATGGCAATCCGAACACAGTGTTATTCCATTATCTATATCAAATCTCAATTCAGGATATTCTGCGAATGGCTTTATATGATGTGCGTGTAAATAACCACCTCGTTTACTACAATTTTGGCAAGTAAAGTTATCTCTTCCGAAGACCATCAACCGCCATTCCTTATATTCTTCGGAGTGCCTAATTTGTGCATTAACAGGAGTAACCCCACCTTTCCAATGGTTATTCCTAACGCCCGCCATTCTAACGCTAACAGCACAACTTTGTGAACAATACTTGCGATTTTTATTTAAATAATCTTCAAATTCCTTACCACACTTTTCGCAAACAAAGATAGTTTTAATACCATGTTCTGTGTCTTTACTAATTTCAATTTTAGTATCTTTAGGGATATTATCTATATGCCCCCATCTTTTAGCAACTAAATCTTTATTAGCACAAGTTAAAGAGCAGTGCGTTCTGTCTGATGTGCTAGGATAAACTTGGAAGGGTGCACCACACCTTACGCATATCTTTGTTATCTTCCCACCCTTCCAATTCCAATGGTTTTCACCACTCATTGTTTCCGCTTGTTTACGTCTTTGTTCGTTTTGATAAACTTTCATACTTACATTATACCATATTTAGAAGCTAAAATCAAGTTTATGTTAAGTGCTAGCGACCATTAATGAACCTGTCCCAGTAAACGAATAGGAGTACGAAACTACTCCGTCTGCACTCACCGAAGGATGTATCCCTGTTATGATGATATTCCCTAGCCACATTTGAGTTGTAGTGGCACTCTCAGCTAGTTCAACTCCCCATATAGTACCTATTGAAAGTGGCGCACCATCTTTGTATCCGGAGAATGAACCTGACCAACCAGAAGCACCTATGATATAACTCTTAACCCCTGCATCTGCGAAGTCGGTTGTCTCTAAAGCGTCTGAGGTATAATCTAAAGTCCAAGAATTGATACCGGCTATATTCTTAGCTGCTCGTATATCGTCTAACGTGACCACTTTGTCTTGAGCGTTAGCGTTCCACTCTAAACCAACATAGGCAGCAGCGGTTGAATCAGACATCGGGTCAGTGCCGACTTCAGTTAAGTGGCAATACTTCCAGACATTAGCAGTAAGAGCGGGGAAGTCTAAAAGTGTTTCAGGTGAAGCGCAAGCGTCAGTATCATCTAATGCTAGTCTTAAATCAGCAGCAGATACCGAAGCCGTACACTTTGCCCAACAAAGGACATGAGAATAAGTTGAATAATTAGTAGCCCCAGCAGCGATAGCTTCATAGGCTAGAATATCGCCAGCTACTACACTACTACCTGTAATAGCTACTGCCCCAGTTCCTGTTTTGTAATCGTCGTTAGTTAGAGCAGCCGTCCCATGAGTACCATCTGTCCAATCATCTTCGCAATCGTCAATTATAGTCGTGGCAACATATACCGAACCATTTTTACCACTAAGGTGTGCCATAGTTTACCTCCAATATTGAACTGTCAAGTTTTTGTTTACAGTTGGTTTAACCTACGGGAACCGTAAGCGCTCCGGTGCCGGTGAATTGATAGCTATAAGAAACAATCCCATCCGCAGAGTTGTTGGCTGAAATACCCGTAATAAAAGCCGAGCCAGTCCAAAGATAGGTTGCATCTTCATATAAACTCAAAGTTACGGCAGCACCTGCTAAGGTTTGAGGTACACCATCTTTGTATCCTTCAAAACTACCAGACCAACCAGACCCGCCGATAATGTAAGATTTAACTCCAGCATCTGCGAAGTCGGTTGTTTCAAGCGCATCTGAATTGTAATCTACTGTCCATGATTTAATCCCTGCTACTGCACTCCCCGTATCAACATATCCTGCTTTACCGCTTAAATGTGCCATGTTAGTACCTCCTATATTATGTTAAGTTGTTGTATTAAGTATGAGACTCTCTAGGATTGAAAATTAGACTATCTAAGTATGAAAGTAGTATAATCTGTCAAGTATTAGTTTTAACAGGCTTGGTTTTTTAAGTTTTATCCAACCAAACCCTGTACCGAAGGCTTACCATATAGATATTTGTTTCGCTATCCCAAGTCGGGCTTGAAATAAATTCTCTTACAACTTTCATACTTGTATATCCTGTTGCCGTCATTGTTTTATCATCAAGTGAGCCCATAACCTCATCAGCTATTTCTGCTAAGTCGGCAGTTGATTTATCAGAGAATGCATTTACCCAGAAAGTCAAGTTCTCAATAGCCTCAAAGTCTGCAAAAGTTCCGATAGGTGATTCCGTTAAGAGGCCGAATGTGCAATACGGAACTGTCGAACCTTGTGGAGCTTTTACTTGGTAAGTTTTAGAATCATAAACTGTCCATGTTACTGTACCATCAGTCTGGGTAGCTCCGTTAGTCGTTGACCATGTAGGCTCTGTGGTAGCATGTGAAGTTCCCGCCGTAGTACATTTGTAAGAGTGTGAATTATAAGTCGAGGCTTTAACCACGTCTCCTAGCGAATAGGTCGTGTTTTGTACCCAAGTTTCAGGCCACAACTTTAAGAGATTATAAAATCCAGTCTGAATTTGGCTTATCACTCTTGGACTCCGTATCTACCAGATTTAGAAATATCACTCCCTGATGAAGTTGTAGGTGACACACCGTATCTATCTGACTTAGTGGTATCGCTTCCGTATGTGGTTGAAGGAGATAAATGAAACCGTCTCTCCAGAAAAGAAGACCACCATGATTTAGACACACTCACGGCTACTGAGATATTGGTTACAATTGTTATTAGATAATCAACTGTACTTGTGCCAAGAGTAGCAATTAAAGCTGCTAAAAAGTCGATATTAGATACTGTGTTTCTGGTAAAATTAACAACTCTATTTATAGACAATGCGGTCGAAATGTTAGAAGTTATAGACCTGGTAAATGAAACTATTTTATCTACAGTCGATGTTAATACTATCCCAGTTGATGATAACCGATTATAAGCAAGTGCCCTAACCATACTTGGATTTAATGATAATGCCGTGTTAGAAGCACGTGTGTAGCCTATCTTTCTAGTAATCGAAGTAGCTAGTTTAATACCTGTATCTATAATTACAAGATATATCTTAGCGAGAGATGATAATATGGATGTGGAAAATTTAACACTAGGAGAAAAGGTTCTTGTAAACGTAGCTAGTCTATCTAAATTAGACGAGAATATTATATTAGATGTCGATACTATTGTCCTTCCCCATGACTTAACCAATGAAGGATTAAAAGATACATTAGATATAGTCGCCCTTGCGAACGATACTAACCTATCTAGTGTAGTGTTAAGAGTTACCCCGACAGTTGATGTTATTAGCCAACCACGCTGAAAGGCTAAATTAGTTGAAGTAACTAGATTAGATGTAGTAGCCCTTATCGCTTCCCATGCTCGTGATAAAGTAGGACTAAAGGTTATCTCTGAAGTAGTAGCTCTAATAGAATCAAATACACGGTTTGTAACACTTGATAATGTCACTTCTACGTTTGAGACTATCGTTCTCCCCCATGATTTAGCGGCTGTTGCTAGTAATTTTACTCCCGCAGAACTTGCCCTAATAGAGTCTAAATCTCTATCTATGTTCAGCGCAAATGACACCTCTGTATTTGTGTCCCGTGTTAAGGCGGCTATTTGAGCTAAGGATGGAGCGAATGTTACCTCGGTTGCGCAACTAATTGGATAGTCTGTACCTCCCGCTTCCGTACCAGTCCCATATATTGAAATAGCATAATTAGCATCAAGCACATATGTCTGTGTACCCGCCGCCCATTGAGTATGAAGTTTGACATAGACACCTGACCCACCCGAAGTAGACCGTTCAATAGTTCCATTGAAGAAGGCAGCGGCATAATCTCCCATTGAAACATCACAAGTTAACCCAGTAAAAGTCTGTTTTGAACCTGCTGTTACATTACCAATAGCGACACTATCATGAGGTGTATACGAAGTACCTGAACCTGTCATCGTTCCAGCCACAACGTTAGAACCAGCGTCAGTTCCAAACCATAATTCAAACGTGTCAATGTTTCCAGTTGCATTAGCTGGATTAGCGAGGTCAATACAGGTGTATTCATTATTCCCACGGCTCGCCCTGTCTGTAGCCCCCGGACCGACATCGATAGCCATTAATTAGACACCTTTAGTTCATTCAATTTAGTACCTAGACTAATTTGTTGTTCAGGTGTCAATGTTCTAGCAGTTAACTTGGGTCTGGTTTTAGATTTCCATACAGCGATGGGGCTTAAACCAGAAGTCCATCCAGTAAGAAATTCGTTTAATACTTCGTGTGCCTTGTCTTGCAAATCTCTATCGGTAATGTTCTCATCCACAAAAAGGAAGTGATTGTTGAATGGGTTATTCTGCCAGATATGGGGAAGTGACACTAACCACTTGTCATAGGCGACTTGGTCTACAGGGTCACCATTAGCGGCTACTTTCCCTTTGTATCCCCTCATATACTCGGCTGAAGTCGTATCTACAACGTATACATGATGCTCGTTATATCTAGCATCAGTAGAATCAAGGTACATATTTATCCTGACTTGCAACCAGCCTTTATGGATACGACAACCACTCGGTTCTATTTTGTAATAAGCCATTTTTAAGCCTGGTCTAATACGATAGCAGCATCTATGGTAACAGTGTCTCCCGACTCAACTGCGAGAACAGCGTTAAGACAACACTCAACAAAAGTTACATCGTCATCGTTATTACATATATGCACACCTGCTACATTTCTGGTTTCAGATGCTGTAAATACGTGGTCTATTGTTATAGTATCCCCTGTGGTTGTGGTCGTATCTACACCAACTGTAGCAGCGTTTGCAAGTTGTAACCCACCATCTGTATGATGGGTAGAAGTGTCAGCAGGATCGGCAAATGTAGACCCTACCGCCGCCGTGCATGGGGTTGCCATATTCAAACACACTATACTTTCTACTTCGCTGGAAGCTCCGCCTGAAAGTCGTAAAGCCATCTCGGCT